CTCCTTGTTGTGATTGTGATGCTAATCCATGTGCTGATGTATCTACATCTACTATCATCGATGAGTTAATCTATCAATTAGAATTGAAAGCTCCAGGAAACAACCCTGATAACATTTCTTTCTCTACGTTCTATACATTTGAAAATGTAGGTGGAACTATCTTACGTATTACAGGAAAACCATTAACCGTATATGGACAACCTTGTGATATCGCAGCGTTCCCTTTTGAATATGACAGAATGTCTTTCAGAACTTTCGTTTATGCTGGTCCAGCTACTACTGCTGACTTTATTGTTGCAGATCGTTGTAACTTTGTTGCTCAACCTGTGATCACTCAACGTGCTTCATATGCTTCAGGACAAACTGCTGAGATTGCTCAATTAGAGAAAAACTTCTATAGCTATCAAGCTGGTTACTTGAAACACCTTTACAGAATGAACGGTTACAATGAGAACTTTGAGTCTTGGGTATCTGGTGGTGTTACTTATGATACGTATTATATCAAATTCAATGAATATGATAAATCTGCATATCAATGGGGTGATTATATCATGGAAGATAGTACTGTAATCGTTGCTGCACCAAACTCTGTAACAAGTGGTATTGCTGCTGCAATTGAAACTGTATTAGAAGCTGCTTTAGGAACTGTATTAGATAACAATGCTTGTATTACAACTACAACTACTACATCTAGTGCTCCTGCATCTACTACTACTACAACTTCTACTCTTATCCCTTAAGACTAAGAAGAAGTAAAATATTATTAAATAACCTATGCCAGGGGAAAGAGGATACACTCATATTCCTCTGGCATATTTATTAAAAAAAAAACATGGCAAACTTACAATTAGATATATTAGTAGTTCCTACTTATAGTGTACTTACAATTGGTGTTGCAGACGCTTCTGTATATCCTACCAATCCTCCAGTGGTCTCAGCACCATCTATTGAGATTGAAATACCAGGATTTGGAACCAAGATTCTACCTTTCGTTCCTAATGAAATCAATGTATTTACATCATCTAATTTAGGGATAACAGAAATTGGTTGTAATCAACCTCTTCCTGATGGAGTGTACAGATTAAAATACTCAGTTGCTCCTGCATATGCAAATTATGTAGAGAGAACTATATTACGTGTTGAGAGACTTCAAGAGAAGTTTGACAGTGCTTTTCTCCAATTAAATATGATGGAGTGTGATAGGGCCCTTAAAACTCAATCTAGCGTAACATTAAATACAATCAACTTCTTTATTCAAGGAGCAATTGCAGCAGCTAATAACTGTGCAGAATATGAATCAAATACATTATATGCTCAGGCAGATAATATGTTAAACAGTTTTCTTAAATCCAACTGTGGTTGTTCAGGTAACAACTACCAATTAAACTTTTATTAATTATGGCACAATGTTCAAGCTGTGGAGCTAATGTAGGGTGCGGTTGTCAATTGACAAACGGAGTGTGTGCAGCATGTGCTGCTAAAGTAAATAAATAAAATTGATATCATGTTATCACCAAGACTAACGAATTGCCCAGAATGTTCTAACATTCCTGATTTACTTAAAAAAATAAATTGCAAGTTAGCAGAGCTTGGTAATAGTTTGTACAACAATGTTTCATACATGTTGAACCAACCTATACCTGCTGGTGACATTCTTCAATTAATAGCATATAGAAGGATACTTACTCACAAGTATTGTAATCCTAACTATGTACATGAATACTCTGTGGCTATGATAGCTAGCAGAGTTATACGTATTACAGTTGGTTGTGTTAGTAGATGTAATGAACCAGAACGTTGTTTAGAGGATCCTTGTGATATTGATGTAGTAGCAAATCCTACAACAACTAGTACAACTACTGCATTAATGGGTTGTAAATCATTTATATTATATAACACTGCAACTGTTGCAGAATCATTCTTGATTGGTAATTGTGATACAGGAGAACCAGAAACAATAGTTTTACAAGGACTATCTAGTGTTTGTATAAGTACAATAGTAGCTCTTAATGTATCACCAAATATTGTAGTGATAGATACAGATGAATGTACTACAACAAGTACAACAACATTAATACCAACCACTACTACTACTACTTTAGTACCTACAACTACAACTACTAGTTCAAGTTCAACTAGCACGTCCACAAGCACTAGTACCAGTACATCTACTTCAACATCAACTAGTTCAAGTACTACAACTACCACCACTACTGCAGTACCAACAACTACTACAACTAGTAGTAGTTCTTCAACATCTACAACTACTAGTTCTACTAGTACAAGTAGTTCTACAACAACTACCACCACTACTGCTTATGTTTTACAATGTACTGCTGGTTATTCAGGTCCTGTAGGTTTTCCAAATAGAGAAACAGGTATTGGATCTATGACACTTAGTTCTGGATTAGTAATTAGCACTACATATGTAGGGCCTGCATTACTTACTTTTGGAGCTCAACCTCCTTACACTAATTGTGTAGGTGGACAACTTAGTGGAGATGTTGGAATTGGAGGAACTATACCTTTAAATTATAATAGTGGAGCTTTTACATTTACAATAACATATAGTATTGCTCAAACTGCAGTAAAATTTGTAATGGATGGAATGGGTTATGCTGACCAATTAGGTATATCAGAATATTATACATTTACAACAAATGCTACAAATACAATAGTAAATGTAATTGCTGGATGTGGTGACTTTAGAGTTGAGGCTCCAAATGTTGTTGTAGGTTCTATGTCTAACCCTATTGATAAGATAGGTGGAAACATTGAAGTGGTGGCAGATACATCTTTTACTACAATTACAATAACAGGAAATAATTCTGGAAGTTTAGCTGGAACTGGATTTGATATGAATATATGTGGTGTTGAACTTACAACAACTACAAGTAGTTCAACAACTTCTACTAGTTCAACTACGAGTACTACAACAACATTAGCTCCAAGTGTATTTAATACAATATATACACACTTTGAAGCTTTATAATATAAACAACAACTTAAAATAAACAAACATGTCCAATTGCTCAAATTGTTATAACGGATGTACAGAGATTGTCTCTGACAGATGTGTTAAATATACAGGAATAAATGTTCCTGTCCTAGGAATCCAAACTGGTGATTCTTTATCATTTGTGGAACAAGCTCTTATTACATTTCTTGTATCAACATTAGATGGTACAGGAGTAAAAATTGATATTAATGATATAGATGTATGTGCTCTTGTACAGAAATATCTTCCTACATGTGGAGATCTTTCTATTGTAGATATATCAAAAGCTCTTATAAAAGCTGCTTGTGATCTTCAAGACCAAATAGATATTATAGTTGCAGATATAGTAGAGATTAATGATCAATTAGATATAATTGAGGCTAATTATAATGTAAAATGTCTTACAGTTGCAACACCTTCTATAACACCTTCTTCGGGAACACATGCTATTCTTCAAGCTACAATAGATACATTATGTGCATTAGTATTAGATCTTAATACAAACTATGTAAGATATGATGAGCTTGATCAGTTAATTCAAGAATACTTAGATGTTTCATCAAGTGGATTAATTAGCAATAAGATGATTCCATATTCTGTACTTCCTTATTTTGGACCTATAACATTTTTTAATGCTTCAGGAGCAGGTACAGGTGATTGGAATAGAATATTTTTATGTAATGGAAATAATGGTACTCCTGATTTAAGAGGTAGAGGTTTAACTGGTGTTATTAATGGTGTTCCTGGACCAACTTTAAGTCCTGTTGTAGATCCTGCAGTTAGTGCTGCTAATCCAAATTATAGTCTTTATGATAATGCTGGTGCAAATCAAATTTCATTATTAGATACTCAGATTCCTTTACATACCCATGGTAATACAGTATCATCTACAGTTGATGAACATGGTGGTCATGTTCATAATATTCAATATGGAACAGGTGGTTCTGGAACTTTATATCCTGAAACTCCATATGTAAGTGATACAATTGGTGGTACTGGAGGAGAAACAACAACCTCTCTTACAGGAATAACAGTTGACACTATAATAACTAATGTAGCTGGACCAATAGGTGGAGGACTTCCTCATGCAAATATACAACCAGTAACAGCTTGTTACTATATTCAATATAGACCAGTTTAATAAAATCAATAAGATGGCATATCCTTTTTTACCAGTAAATCCTAGCTGCTCGAATGTAGTTATAAATGATCCATGCGGATGTAGTTCTGTAGTTACTAACAGTGGTTGTAATAATAACAATCCATGTTCAACTATTCTAACTGCATCTAGTACCATTGTATATGATGGTCCTGTATTATCTTGTATAATAGCTGAGCCATGTGATACACTTAATGTGATATTACAAAAGATTGATGAGATTATATGTAACTTACTTACACAGATTAATACATTAACTATTCAAGTTAATAATATCACTACACAGATAATAACTATCAATGGTGATATAATTAATATATACAATCAACTTGGTGAATGTTGTACAACTACAACAAGCACCACTACATTACCACCAACTACAACAACAACAAGTAGTACATCAACTAGTACTAGTACATCAACATCAACTAGTACTAGTACATCAACATCAACAAGTACATCAACAAGTACATCAACATCAACTAGTACTAGTACTTCCACAACATCAACTACAACAACT